CGGGCGCAGCCGGCAACGCCTGGCAGCCGGGGCAGATCAACAACCTGGTCGATGATCTGGGCGACGTCGAAGTGACGGCCGCCAACACCACGGTCACCTCCGGCGGCATCGAGGAGGAGGAAGACGATCGCCTGCGCGAGCGCATCAAGCTGGCGCCGGAAGCCTTCAGCACCGCTGGCAGCCGCTTGGCCTATGTGTTCCATGCCAAGAGCGCGCACCAGAGCATCGTCGACGTGGCGGTGCTGTCACCCACGCCCGGCGTGGTCAAGCTCTACCCGCTGCTCACCACCGGCCTGCCGGACGCGAACATGCTCTCCCTGGTTGAGGCCACCTGTTCAGCAGACCGCGTGCGGCCGCTGACCGACCAAGTGCAGGCACTGGCGCCAACGGCGATCGACTACGCCATCGACGCTCAGCTGGTGCTCTACAAGAACACCGACTTCGCCAGCGTGCTGGCCCAGGCGCAAGCGGCGGCCGAAGCCTACAAGGCCGACCGCGCCGCCGGCCTTGGCCGCGACATCGTACCGGTACAGGTGGAGGCAGCGCTGAAGGTCGCCGGGGTGTACGACATTGTCCGCACCGCCCCAGCGAAGATCGTGCTGGCCGAGAACGAGTGGGCGCGCTGCACCGGCATCAACCTGGTTGTGACGGGGACGGTCGATGGCTGACGCGCTGCTGCTCCCGCCGCCGCTGGCCGGCGATGAACGCTTCCAGGCGCTGGGCCAGCTGGCCGCCCGGATCAGCGACATCGACCTGTCGCCGCTGCTGGTCTATCTGGTCGATACGGTCAACGCCTCGGCGCTGCCGAACCTGGCCGAGCAGCTGCACATCCTGGGCGAAGGCTGGCAGTTCGCCCGCGACGACGACGAACGCAGGCGCCTGCTGAAGCGTGCCATCGAGCTGCACCGCTACAAGGGCACACGCTGGGCGATCCAGCAGGTGCTGGAGACGCTGACCCTGTCCGGCCAGATCAGCGAGTGGTTCGAGTACGGCGGCCAGCCCTACTACTTCAAGATCAACGTTGACCTCTCCACGCGCGGCATCGACGAGGCCACCTTCGACGCCCTGGTGGCCCTGATCACCGAGTACAAGAACGTCCGCTCGCACCTGGAGCTGCTGACCCTTTCGCTTGCCAACCGCAGCCAAGTGCCGGCGATCGCCGCCGTCGCGCTGTATGGCGAAGTGGCTACCGTCTATCCCTACGAGCTGACAGAACTCAACCAGGTGAGCCAGGCGCCGCGCTTCGGCATCGGCCACTGGTGCGTCGAGACCGTCTGGGTCTATCCGCAGACCGCTTAACCGCTTTTTGAACACAGGGAGCCCCTATGGCCAACGAGTTTTTCACGATCCTGACCGCCACCGGCCGCAACAAGCTGGCCAACGCCACGGCGACCGCCACACCGCTGAACCTGACCCAGATGGCGGTGGGCGACGGCGACAACGGCGCCTACTACAGCCCGACCGAGGCGCAGACCACCCTCAAGCACGAAGTCTGGCGCGGCGCGATCAACCACTTGGCGGTCGATGCCAACAACCCCAACTGGATCGTCGCCGAACTGGTGATCCCCGACGACGTCGGCGGTTTCTACATCCGCGAGGTGGGCCTGTTCGACAGCGCGGGTGCAATGATCGCCGTGGGCAAGTTCCCCGAGAGCTACAAGCCGACCCTGGCGGCCGGCTCCAACAAGCAGCTCTACGTGCGGATGATCCTGGAGGTGGCCAACACCTCGGCGGTGACCCTGCTGGTCGATCCGAGCGTGGTCCTGGCCACCCGGCAATACTGCGACGACAAGGTTGCCGACGAACTCAACAAGTGGGACGGCAAGAAATCGGTGCGCGTGGCCACCACGGCCGCGATCGCGCTTGCCGGCCTGCAGACGATCGACGGTGTGGTGCTGGTGGCGGGTGATCGCGTGCTGGTTAAGGATCAGGCAGCAGGCGCGGACAACGGCATCTACGTGGCGGCGGCAGGCACATGGGCGCGGGCAACGGACGCCGACAGCGGAACCAAGCTCACCGCCGGAGCACTGGTGCCCGTCGAGGCCGGGACGGTCAACGCGGACACCATTTGGATGCTCAAGACGGACGGCGCCATCATCGTCGGCGCCACGCCCATCGCCTTCCAGTGGGCCGGCGGCCTCAACGCCCCAACTCAGGCGGCTGGGGACAACAGCGCCAAGGTCGCCAACACCGCCTTCGTCCAGGCTGCGATCGCCGCCCTGGTGGCCTCGTCGCCGGCAGCGTTGGACACCCTCAATGAACTGGCCGCAGCCCTGGGTAACGATGCGAACTTCGCTGCGACGGTCACCAATGCGCTCGCGCTCAAAGCGCCGCTTGCGAGCCCCGCGCTAACCGGATCGCCCACCGCTCCAACGCCTCCTCAGTTCGACAATGACACGAGCTTGGCAACTACGGAATTCCTCAAGCGTGCCGGGCCGCTCTTCGGTTCGGCTGCTCAAATCGCTGACAACACTACGCTGGTCGCCGGCGACGCCGGAAAAATCCTCGCTTTCCAGACGGCAGGAATCACCATCACGCTGCCTTCTGCCGCGACTGTTCCGCAAGGCAATTCCTTCGTGTTGTGGAACACGTCGCAAGGCGACCTGACGATCACTGCCCAGGCTGGCGAAACCATTGCTCCGGGCAACGTCACCTCGGCGCAGACATTCACCCTCGGCGGCGGCTGCCTGCTGGTAGCGGTATCCAACGGCGTGTCGTCCTACTCCGCTTTCTTCAAGACAGACCTGCGGACGCTTGCTGGTTTCACCGCATCCCGCGCCGCCAACGGCTACCAGAAGCTGCCGAGTGGGTTGATTATTCAGTGGGCAAAAGGGGCGCTTTCCACGGCTGCTGAAGAAACGGAAACGATCACGCTACCAATTGCATTCCCTAATGAAAATTTGTTCGCATCGGTAAGCACGACCGCAGCGACAACGGCATCGGATACGCACTATCAATTAGTAAGTCTATCGCTTACAAGCGTGACCGTTCTTAGGAATCAAAATCCCGCTAATAATTACTCTGCCGGGGCATTGGTTATCGCCATCGGCCACTAAGGAGAAGCCATGTTCTATTCCAAAACAACCGGCGGCTTCTACGCCCGCGAAATCCACGGCGACAACATCCCGACTGATGCGGTTGAAATTACTGACGCAGAACACGCATCGCTGATCGCTGGCCAGAGCCAAGGAAAGCGCATCGTCGCCGGCTCCAACGGCTTCCCGGTGCTGGCCGACCCGCCGGCTCCGACCGCAGGCGAAATTTGGGAGCGCATCAAAGCCGAACGCGACCGCCGCAAGGCGGGTGGATTCAAGGTCAATGTCGGCGGCGCCGACAAGTGGTTCCACAGCGACGCCGACAGCCGCATCCAGCATCTGGGGCTGAAGGACAAGGCCCGCGATCTGCTCGCAGCCGGCGGCGCTATGGTCGACAAGATCACCATCCTCGGCCAGCCGGTGAAGTGGAAGACGATGGACGGCAGCTTCGTCGAGGTTACCGCCCAGGTCTCGTTCGACATCGTCGCCGCCGCTGGCGACCTGGACGCACAACTGTTCGTCGCAGCCGAGACGCACCGGGCAGCAATGGAGGCGTCGCCCGATCCGTCCCTCTACGACTTCTCCGCCGGTTGGCCAGCCACCTTCGGAGCCTGAGACTATGTCCGCCGTCCAACTCCTTTTTACCCGGCGCCGGCATCCCGGCAGTGTCTTGATCCGCGTCACCACCTGGTCGGCCTGGTCGCACGTCGATCTGATCGACGGTCAGTCGGTACTCGGTGCAGTGGCCTTCCACGGCGTCGAGCGCGAACTACTGGCGACACGGCTCGCCCACGCCAGCCGGGCAGCGGTCATGACGATCCCCTGCGCCGACGCCCAGTCCGTGATTGAGGCCGCCGAGACGCAGATAGGCAAGCCTTACGACTGGCTGGGCGTGCTGGGCATCGGCCTGCATCGTGACTGGCAGGAGCCGGATCGGTGGTTCTGTAGCGAGATGGCGGCCTGGGCCTTCCACGAGGCCGGGCGGCCGTTGTTCAGGCCCGACGCGCTGTACCGGATCACGCCGCAGCACCTTTGGATGCTGCCCTACGAGGCGCGCTTGATCGAGACGCCGGACGCACTGCAGCCGGCATGAAGAAGAGGGCGGCGGCCGTGGTGCGGGAACACCTCGGCCGTCACCGTAACCCACAGACAGAACCTGTGAGCCTTGGCCAAGGCCCCCTTACCGTGCACACGGCGGGTCTAA